GCATATGCTTGCATGATACCATACTCTACGCCATTGTGAACCATCTTCACAAAGTGTCCTGCACCTGGTCCACCACAATGTAACCACCCAGACTCGGCACTTGTGGCTCGACTCATAGGGGCAGTGCGAGAGGCAGATCCGATACCTGGTGCGAGTGCCCTAAAGATTGGAGCTGCAATGGATACTGCAGTATCTGAACCCCCAACCATAAGACAATATCCACGCTCCAAACCGTACACACCACCACTAGTGCCACAGTCAATATATTGGATGCCAAGTTTCTCAAGGCGGAGTGCTCTCCTGCGGGAATCCTTAAAATTAGAATTGCCGTGATCAATAATAATATCGCCCTCGCCACAATAGCGTAAAAGCTCATTGAGAGTGTCCTCCACTGTTTCTGCTGGTACTACCATCATAAAGATTCCAGGTCCCCTTTCCTTCACGGTGGTACACAGGGATGCAATGTCAACAGTGACTCCATCAACGTAACCTTTTTCGAAAGCCTCTTGAGCTTTATCGTAGTTACGACGATAACCCCAGACTTCAATACCACTCTTCATCATACGGCGAGACATACCCTCACCCATACGTCCAAGACCGATTAGACCTACTCTCATTTGATCATCTCCATTGCTTCCTTTAACTCCTGTGCGTGTTGGATTTCATCATTCAATATTCTAATGATGTCTTGATCATTACTGTCTTCATATGCAAGATATTTAGCATATGTTTCTGCAGCATGTAATTCTATTTCGTAGGAGAGATGGTAAGCAGCGCGAGGAAATAACCAATAATAAACCACATTGACCCAATAGTAGATAAGTACGAGGTGTCTGGCGAAAAAGCGATCCACCCAATAAGTACTACCGCCCCGACTCTCCATGTGTTCCAGATGTTCTGTCTCGTTAAGTGTTTGAGCAAAATGTTCCTCCATAAGATAGATGTGTTCTGGACCACGTAATCCTAAGGACTCTCTCAAATGTAGAACACTTAAGAAAGCAAAGTAAGGTGCCCGAGCAATTTCCTCAAGCACCCAAAATCTTTGGAAGTGTCTCCCTCTATACAGGGAGTCTATGATACCGACCGTGAAATTTAAAAACCAACTATTAAGTTTCGTCATCTTCGTCGTGATCGTAGGTTAATCGACAATCCCAACAGTAGTCTTCTTCCCACTCTGGTTCATAAAGAGGACAAGGTTCTTCGAAGAGATGCTCCATCCTAAGTTGTTTGATGCGTTCTCTCAGAGACTTGTATAATTCTCTTTTGTCGTCTGTGTTCATTCGACGTGAACTGTTGCGATCATACCTGCACCCTTGTGGGGTCCACACCAATAAGTATAGTCACCTGACTCTGGGAATTCAACAGTAAAGTCTTCACCTGGTAACATTGCCAGGGCTTCATGACCTAACTCTGGATGATCCTCCACGATCACGTTATGAGGAGGAAGCATGTTGTTGATAAAGTGGACTGATTCTCCAGCGGAGATGGTGACTTCTGAAGGTTCGAATACAAGGTTTCCTTCATATCCCATCTGTACATCTACCGCCCACGCAGGAGCACTGAAGAATAATGTAGCAAGAAGTGCGAATAAGAACTTCATACTAGTTTATGTAACTACACTATCTATAACCCTCTCATCGACTTGTAACGTGGATTTGTCTTGACTTCCTGACTTACCATGTCACCAAATTCTGTTACACAATTACACCATTTCTTTCTTGCTTCTGGTTCTTTTATATTCTTATTCTCATAAAAAGAAAACCACACCCTCCAGAGGTCTGCACATTCGTCAGACTTCTTTTGAAGATGTGGTTCTTTATACACTAGTCTAATTTTAAATTTAATCCTGACAAACTACGATGATTTCCAATCTTTCCAGAGGGAAAGGTATTGAATGATAAACTGTATCTTGGTTCATTTAAATAATGTTCATCAACACTGTGGTATAAGTGTGATGGAAATAAAACTAACTTTCCTGGAGTTGTTTTAAATTTGTAGATTACTTGTTTATCTTTTGTGGTCCTGGTAATTGGCATGTTAGGGTCAAACAAATGTGACCAATGATTCTGTTTACTAAACCAGGTTTTAGAATTTGATTCTGTAACATAAAAAATTCCACTTACCATTGAATAACTGTGTGTATGTGGATGATGCCAATTACCATATTCACTTTTGTTGGACCACATCTGAGTGATACTTAACTTCTCACACTCGTAGTTATATAATGATCTTACTTGTTCTAAACAATTATCAAACCACTTAACACATTCCTTATATTCATCTCTCTTATGGAGACATGTGTCATTATAACTGGAGTAATTGTGATGGTTTGCGGAATAATCTTCTCCCTTTACAAATGTTTTAATTGATTCTAATAAACTAGAATCACATTCAAAAACATGTATTGTTTGAGGACAAATTTCAATGGTTTGCATTATATAGAATCATAATTACTTATTATTTAACAATCATTAAATACTGATCCAACTTGAGATCCTACTTCAGAACCAATATTCTGTCCAAGTAGAAGTGCCCATCCACCTGCTAACCATCCAACATATGGAATACTAGCAAGTACAGGTGCAGCAACACCACTAGCGATTGCGGTTCCTGCCATTGCACCTTGTGATCGTGCTCCAGCGTCCGCCGCGATACACTCGGCGCTTTGTACAAAGGGCTTTCCCTCTGTGTCTGAGACACTACCTCCGATATTACGAGTTCCGTCCATGGTATATTGGTCAGAACGATACTCAACTCTCCTTTCATCTGTACCACCAAACAATCCCTTCTTTGTCTTATCAAGATTTAAAGATCTATTAGACTCCAATACTTTAGGATCGTTTGCTTTATATTCAAAACTGTAACCATTTCTACCAGATTTTATATTAAACGAAGAGTAATCACCATCTGGAAAATTGACAATAGGATATTGAGGTCTATTAAGAAGATGCCCAAGAATACCAATATGAGCAAATCCAAATATTGCTCCTACAGTCAATGTCGCCCACTTAATATTCATGACATCACATCTTGTAAGAATCATCAGACTTGGCAGGTCCTTGGTTTCCGATTTGGAGTGGTGCTTGTTCAATCCTAATCGTTTGAGCAGGAGCAGTTTGACTTGCTCTTTCGATCAGTTTCTCCAAGTCGGATTTAGTGATACCACCCGATGCACCATTACCGTTAGTACCACCGTTCTTATTCTTAGCAGTCTGAACGCCGAAGGTTGCCAAAACGCCTGTAAAGACAGATGCGATAAAAGTTGGATCGATCTTACCTTGTGGGAAACCAGGAATCGTCACATAGTTCAAAGTCAAAATACCACCAGACCAGATAAGGATACCAAGTCTTACGAAGGTAGAAACAATAGCAAGTTGTTCTTCAGAGTCTTCTGCCTTTTCCTTCAGTTTTTCAAGAGGACCTTTCTTCTTTGTTTCCTCCTTTTTAACTTCGGTTTTTACTTCTTCGGGCATTGGTCACAAGCAAGTAAATTTATTTAGAAAAAAAGGGTCCTATTGGACCCCTTGATAAACTGGTTGCATTAAACCTGAGTCTGGTCCGTTGTCATCATCATCAGAAACATCCTCACTCAATAGGGCTGCAAAGATAAACCCTCCTATGAGAGATGTTGCTATGAGTAACATATCGTTCACCAGATACCTGGGATGATTTGACCTGTAGTTGCGTAACTACCCATTGCAGCGATCACTCCGATCATTGCTGCCCAACCATTAATTCTTTCTGCTTTTTCGTTCATTGTTTTTCCTCTTGTGTTTTGTTTGTGATAACGACTCTACCGTTACCTTTAAGATATTCGATGCTGAATTGTAATTCATCATCGGGGTCCCACAGTAACTCTTCATACAAATCATCGAGTTTCTGGATATCCCTCCATAGTGCATCTGGATCAGGCATAAAATCAGAAGATACCAAAGAAGAGTTTACCAGTAATTGCGTAAGAAATCAAGGCTGCTAAGAATCCCATCATCGCAGTGCGACCATTCAGTTTCTCAGCACGTTCTGCATAAGTCTCGTAACCATAACGTTCTGCGTCAGTTTTTGAAACATACATCTGTGGCTCTTTAGCAAACATGTTTTGCTGGCCATACTCATTTGTAGTAACAGTCACGGATCTCTCCTGTGTGAAGTATTGTTACATTATATATGTTTTCTTTACATTTGTCAACTAGTAAGTGTCGGATCCATAACTGACACACACCTCTGGGTTCTCCTTACACCATCTCCTTACGAACCCATCGGGGTCAACCTCTAAGGAATGATGGGCATGGTTATGGAGTAACCCCACCAAGAGGAAGAATCCTAAGATCATCACATTGAAGTGTGTCACAGGACTCAGTAAGATTGTTTTTAAATATTCTTTCATAAAAAAAGGGGTCCCTCGTCAGGGACCCGAACATCTTGATGTTTAATATTAACTTTTACGACTTACAGCTCAGAAGCTGTACTTCAGACCGACTTTAGCACCATAACCCTTATCAAGATCGCTATCGCCAGAACCAGCGAAGGAGACTTCGCCATAGGCATCAAGAGTATCGGTCAGAGCATAACCGAGACCTGCCTTACCAGAAGGAGCGACATCCATGTCCTCACCATCAGGAGACAGAATGACAATACCACCCTGAACATAGTAAGAACCACGCTCACCGATAGGACCCTCATAGCCCAGATGTACGTCTGTCGCGGCACCATTGTAGTCATCACCAGTCCAGCCAGCGTTGGTCTCGACATTGACATAAGGCCCTGCAATAGCAGCTCCTGCGGACATGGACAGAGCAGCAGTTGCTGCGAATACAGATTTGAACATTAGTTTTACCTCGTTTATTTACTTGCGGAATGGTTACCCGCAGATGAAAGGGGAATCGACAACTCCCCGTTTGTGTTACCTATTGTTACTTTAATTACTGAAAGACAAAAGGTGAAGTATTTATAGTAACAATACCTATGAACTTTGTCAACCCTGTTGTTCGGGTTGTCCCTGGGATGGATCGGATACCCGTCCCAGGTATGGATTAAAGTCCATCAACTCAGAGATATCCATCTGAGCTCCAGCCTGTGACCAGAAGTTAAACTGAGCCTGATAGTTGCTCTTGTGGAATACCTCCACATGGTCTTGATGAATACTGGAGCCTAGATCGGTCTTGTATAACAAAAGAGGAATGGCGTAAGTATTACCAGAGTTGTAGATAAGATCATCTGCAACAGGTCTTGGTCTCACGTCATTGTCAAGTTTGTACAGATCACCACGACAGTGAAGACGAATAAGTTTCTCTGCGTGATGACGGGTAATAATATAACATGCAGTGGAGAATTCATTCACGAAACGTTTATGAATCTTGATGTTAATATCACCAGTACAGATGATTGAGATCTGAGTTACGTCCCAATCATATGGAATTCTACCAAAGAAATCCTTCCATGTAAAGTTCCAAAACCTGACCAGATCAAGTTCACAATCATCTTCCATCATGATTGCGTATGGTTCACCACTATCATAGAACTCTTTGATAGCCTTGAGGTGAGAGGTCACACAACCGATCTCACCAGGTGAACACATGTCAGGGTACCTACCCTTCAGAATGTGTCCCAGATCGTCGTCTCGACCATCATAAGCGGACACACGGGTATAGTTTGTGATCTCCCAGTACTTGAACTGGTTCTCCATGTATTCCCATCTCTCAGGTTGTCCATCGAGATTGATACAATAGATCTTTGGAAGACCTTGAAGTTTATATACGGCTTTGTTTTTATCCATTACAGTATTTGCCAATGGTCAGGGTACAAATCTTTCGTGTCTAAGTGAGCATTATTTGGTCCAAACCATTTGGAAGGAGCAACAACTCTACCAGTGTTGGCCAACCATGCACCCCACCATGAGAATGTAGAGTTGGCAATAATAAAATCACTACACTGTGTCATGAGGTACAGATCATGATAGGAACTGTTACCTTCAGACAGAAGGAATCTATCTGGTTTGAATAGTTCTTGAGTAGAAGCCCAGAATGGGTCATCAGTAAAAAGGATTACTTCCCTGTCTGGCTCAAACTTACTCAAGGCTTTCTCGTACCATTCAAGAGAAAGGTTGTGGTGATTACCACTGTTGATCAAAAAGTCTCCCCTACGAATGTGTAAAGCAATGGGACTTTGATCGAACACCTCATCAACGATGGGTTCACAGTCTCCTTGAATCTTAGAGTTGAACTTGAAGTCCTGACGGATTTCATCTTCAATGTGTTTGAAGTATTTCTCCGTCTGGAAGAAACCATACAGACTTACATTGTCTGGACAGTTTTCAAACAGGTCTTCGTTGAAGTGGAACCCTTGTTCCTGAACGACCGACCCACCTACTATACCTCGTCTTGAGGGGATTGTAAAGGGTTTATCCAGTTCAATCCTGAGGAAGTTACCGATTCCATCATGAAAGACTTCATCATGGTCAGGGATACACATCTCGTATCCATGATGTACTGCGATACCTTTAGTCGCAGCATACTGGAACATTTGGTTTCCTAATTGTCCAGCCTTACCAAGATAATCAAATCCAATCATTTTTCATATCGTTGAATACTTTTGCAATACCATCCTGAAGGTTGGTCTTTGGTAACCACCAACCCAAAATATAATTATTGGCTTCGTTTCTCTTGTCAAGTTGAACACTGTCCTTTGCAAGACCAGGATGAATCGTGATAGGTCTGCCAATCAAATTGAATTGACCCATGATGATCGATGCAACTTCTTTGATACTAGAAGAGTTGAAAGAAGTGATGTGTAAGGGATCCTCTGGTTTGAAGTCGGAGTAGTTCTCCATGACTGTTTCCAGTGCCTCACAACAATCCTCAGCATACAGGAACTGACGTTCTTCCGTACCATCAGTCATCATATCAAAATCACCGAACTCAAATCCTTTACGGATGAAGTCTGTAATCACATGTGACTTGTCGTGGTCTTTCTCGATACCATAGACATTCCAGAACTTAACAGTCA